ATAATAATTTATATCACTATTTTATTAATAAAAATAATCAAATGAGTAATAAGTTTATTAAATATTTATATTATAATTATAAATTAGATTCATATGATAATAAAAATAAAAATAATATTACACCTTTATTAACTTCTTGTTTAACAAATAATAGTGAAGCTATTAATTTTTTTATTAAAATTAATTGTGATTATAATACATATAATAATAATAATAATACATGTTTAATGTATGCGTGTATGAATAATAATTTTGAAATTATTAAATTATTATTGGATAAAGATATTTTAATAAATAAAAAAGATAATCAAAATGATATTGCATTATCTTATTCTTGTGGATGTGATATACGGTCAAATTGTGATATAAATATTATTAAATATTTAATAGATAAAGGTGCCAATTATAATAATATTGACATTGATAATAATACTTTATTAAATAATACTTGTGGTATTAATTCAAAATATTATGATTTTAAAATAGATATTAATGTATTAAAATATTTATTAGATTTAGATATTAATCCTAATATTAAAAATAATAAAGATAAAGATTTTTATGATATTTTGTTAGAAAAAGATAAAAATATTTTTATTGAATTATTAAATCAAAAATATATTAAATTAAATGATAATATGATAAAATATTTTTATTTATATGATTTAGATATTAATCATAATAATTTATTATTTAATAAGATTATTAATATTAAAGATAATTGCTTAATATGTAGATTAGATTTTAATAAAGATGATAAACTTTTAAAATGTAATAATCATTATTTTCATAAAGAATGTTTAATTACGTGGTTTAAAGAAAGTAAGAATATAAAGTGTCCATATTGTTATAATAATTTTAAATTTGAAAAATATATATATATTAATAATTAAAAAAAGTAAATATTAAATTATACATTCTATATAATACACTATTCAAAAAATTAAATAATTAATAGAAAAGAAAAAGAAAAGAAAAAGAAAAGAAATAAAAAATTAATAGAAAAGAAAAAAAAATTAATAGAAAAATTAATAGAAAAGAAAAAGAAAAGAAATAAAAAATATTTACAATTAAAGTAAAAATTATGTAAAAATTATTTAATTATATATAATTTAAATAATTAAATATTAAATAATATATGAAAAAAAATTTATCTTTAGTTGAAAAATATAGACCAAATAATATATCAAAAATAATTAATCAAAATAATATTATAAATGCTTTAAAAACAAGTATAGAAAATAAAAGCATTCCTCATTTATTATTTTATGGATCATCCGGTGTTGGTAAGACTTCTGTAGCATTGGCTTTAGCTAAAATGTTATTTCCTCCTGAATTATATAATGAAAGAATATTAGAATTAAATGCTTCTAATGAAAGAGGAATACAAATAGTAAGAGAGAAAATAAAAAATTTTGCAAAATTTTCATTAAATAAAGATCCAAATGTTGCTAATTTTAAAATAATTATTTTAGATGAAGCAGACTCATTAACTTTAGAATCACAATTAGCTTTAAGATATATTATTGAACATTATTTTATGTATACAAGATTTATTATAATATGTAATTATATAAATAAATTAATTGAACCAATTATTTCTAGATGTATCTGTTATAGATTTAAACCAATTAAAAAAAATAAGGTAATCAAAATATTAAAAAATATATCACAAAAAGAAAAAATTAATATTAATAATAATAATATTGAAAAAATTTATACTTCTACCTATGGAGATTTAAGATATTCAATAAATTTATTAGAAAAAATTAAATATTTTAATAATATTGATAATATACCGAACATTATTGATAATAGCTATATTATAAATTTTTTTAATATTTCAATAAATAATGGTAATATAATTGATTTTATAAATAATTTTATGAATAATGCTCATACAACAATAGAATTACTAACTAATATAACACAATATATAACTGATATAAATATATTGGATAATAAGAAGAAAATAAAGATTTTATATCAATTATCATTTATTGATAATAATTTAAATAATGGTTGTGATGATTTTATTCAACTTGTTTATTTATCTAAATTTATTTATAATATATATTCTAATTAATTAAATTATTTAAATTATATAAAAATATAAAATGTATATTTATATGGATAAAACTATACCCTGGACTGAAAAATATCGTCCACGATTTTTTGAAGATATTATTTCACATAATTTAATTAAAGATATTATTAATAAATTCTTAATTAATAATAAAATTAATAATTTAATTTTATATGGACCACCAGGTATTGGTAAAACAACTTTAACATTATCTTTACTTGAAAAAATTTATGGACCAAATTACAAACATATGATATTAGAATTAAATAGTTCAGATGATAGAGGAATTAATATTGTTAGAGATGAAATTAAAAATTACGCTAGTTATAATCATATGTTTACTAAAAAAATAAAATTGGTTATTTTAGATGAAATAGATTCAATGACAGAAGATGCTCAATTTGCTTTAAAAGAAATTATTGAAATTTATGATAAAAATACAAAATTTATATTAATTTGTAATGCTATTAATAAAATAATAAATCCATTACAATCATGCTGTGTTGTTTTTAGATTTTCAAAAATTCCAGAAAAAGAAATTAAAAAATATTTATTATATATTATAAATAAAGAAAATTTAAAATATACAATACCTGGATTAAATCAACTTGTAAAATTATCAGATGGTGATTTAAGAAAATCAATTAATTATTTACAATCTACCTATCTATCATACGATATTATAAATATTAATAATATTTATAATAGTTTAGGCATACCAAAAATATGTGAAATTAAAAAATTAATTAATAATATTTATACAAAAGATTTAAAAAATAATATTGAATATGTGAAGTTATTAATAACAAAAAATAGTTATTCATTAAATGATATTATTAAATTTTTTACTGAAATTATACTTAAATTAAAAATAGACGAAGAGATATTAATAAAATTGTTAATACATTTAGCAAAAATAGAATATAATATTGTTAATTTTGGAACTACTAGAATTCAACTATATTCACTTGTGTCTTGTTTATTTATTTTAAAAGATATTAATATACTAGAATAAAAAATATATAATATAATTAATATCTAATTAATTATATATAATAATGGATTTAAATAAAATTATAAAATTAAAAGATAATTTAGATAAAAAAAAATATGTAGAATTAATTATAAACGAATATTATGAAAATATTAAATTTTTTCAAGAATTGATTGATAAATTTGAAGTTAATTTTGATACTAAAATGGTTGAAAATTTTTTAAAATACAAAGAAGTTTTATTGTATGCTATAAAGAAGTTGAGTATTATAACTTTAGAAGGCAAAGAAGAAATAAATGATAATTTAGCAAGTAATACTAAATATTATACGATTGTTTGTAATAAATCTTTATTATTAAAATCCTTTAAAGTATTTATATATTTTTATTATATTGATTCTATTATTGAAAAAGAATTATATTTACCAATTGATTATGAATTTAATACAAAAAAAATAGCTTTAATGCAATTAAATTTTGAAGGAGTTCCTGGAAAAAAAATAGATAGCTTTATATATATTATTAATCCTTTTGAATTAGATGAAGATTCATACTCTTTTTTTATTAATAAAATTTTAAATAATAATTTTATATATTATTTACTTCATGGATCAGATTCACTTGATATACCATCTACTTATACTGATATATTTAAAAATGATAAAGAAAAAATAATAAAATTTACTCAAAGACTAGTTGATACAAAATATTTATGTGAATATTATCATTTAGATAAATATATTAAAAAAAGATGTAAAATAAAAGAATTATTATTAGAATTGAATATTATTACAAATACAAAATTGAATCAATTAATTAAAAATGAAGAAGATATGGGAAATATTAGTGATATTTTAATTGATATAAAAACATTAAGTAAAGAATTAATAAAATATTCATTATATGATGTTATATATTTAAAATTTCTTTTTATAAAATTTATGAATATGGATAAACATATTTATAAATATTTAATACCCGAAATAACTAGATATGTTTATTTAGAAAGAAGAGGAATTATAAAATTTACAGAAAAAATAGATAATATAGTTTATCGTCTAAATATTGCTAAAATAGATACAATGGATGATATACTTGATGGTATATTTATGACCTTATTGTATTCTATTTATAATAGAAAAATAATGAATATATTTGAAATTAATTATTTTAAAAGACATTTTATAAATATTCTTAAATGTGTTACATATAGTATATTAGTAGAAAATTATAAAATAAATATGCCAAATAATACTGTTTTTGAAGGTTATATTAATATTGGATCTCTTTTTAAAAAATTAAGAAATTATAATTTTTTTACAATATTTAATTTACTTAATATGTTTAAAGAAGAATTAAAAAAATATTTAGTATAAATAAATTATTTAATTTCTTTAATAGTTTCCGCTAATTTTTTTTTATTTTTATTACTATAAGGTTTTTTCATTTGTTTACATATATTTATCAATTCAATTTTACTCAATATTAATAATTCATCGATACTTTTATTTTCATAATTTTCTTCATTTGTATTACTAAATTCAGTATTCAATTCTTCATCTTCATTATAATCTTCGGAATTAGAAAATATTTCTATAACATTATTATTAACATCATTATTAATATTATTATTAATATTATTATTAACATTATCATTTATATTATTATTAACATTATTATCATCATTTATAATATCATTAATATTATTATTTATATTATCATCATCATTTTCATTATCATCATCATTTACATTTACATTATTATCATCATTTTCATCATCATCATCATTTTCATTATCATTATCATTTATATCATCATTTATATCATTATTTATTATATCATTATTTATATCATCATTATTAATTATATATTCTTTTAAAATTAATTTTTTAGAAAATCCTGTATTAATTATTTTTATTTTATCTGATGTAATTACTTTATTATATATGTAATTATTATATGTAAAATGTTTTAATCCATTTATATAAAATATTGGTTCATATATATCTTTTAAATTAGAAATAAAAATATTTACTTTGTATTTATTTAATTCGTTATCATTATAAAAAGGATTTATAATTTCACTTTCTAAATTAAAAATAAAAATATTTATATTAAAATAACATGCTATATAATATATGTAATTATTATTAATTTCATCGTTTTTTAATAATTGTAATAATGTTTTTTTATTCCAACCATTACCTTTTAAATTAATTTCTTTTAAAAAATTTTTTTGTGTTACATTATTTAATATTTTTTTTTTTAATATATTTATATAATTTATTTGATCATTATTTGTTAATTTTACATACTCTTCATCTAATAATAACAATAATGAAGATAAAAATGATATATTTTTATTTTTGTATTTTTGTATGACACCATATCTTTCAACCTTATCTTCAAATAAATCAATAAATTTATTTATATCTTTAAAATTTAATGATGTATCTTTTTTTAATAATTCTATTGAATTTATTATTATATCTGATTTATTATCCTGTAAATAATTTATTATATAATTATAATCCATATATAATTAATATATAATTAATATTTAAGTATAAAATAATTTCATTTTTAATTTTTATATATATATGGTTAGTATTAATGTAATAGTTTATTATGTAATATATTAAAATAATAAAATAATACTAAAAATCTTATATATCTTTATTTAGTTGTTGATCTTTATTATTATCAATTAAAATAAATTAATCTTCAATAAACTTTTTATTTATTTTATTATATTCTAAACGATTATTTTTATATAATTTAGCTGCTTCAATATTAGCAGGTGAATCTAAATTTGGATCAGATAACATTGAAATAATACTTAAAATGATTGTTCTAACTGTATGAACAGGTCTCCATCTTTCAGATGAATCTTCATAACCATATTCGTCATCACCTGGTTGATGAAGAATAGATATGCATACAATACCATTATCATAAATATTTGGATGAAAAATTTTAGAAGTAAAAGTAAATACCGGAGGTTTCATTGGATATTCTTTTGGAAATTTTATTTTACATGTATAAATACCACTTTCAAATATTGTATCTTCTGGGCCAATAATTAAAACATCCCAATTATATATGTCATCGTCATTTAATCCTATAGAAAATTCAGGTGTTTGATTCTTGATTGTGTTTTTAAATTCATTATGTAGAATTTTTAAACTATTCATAATTTATGTATATATTACATATTAATAATTATTTTTTTTATATATTTAATAATCAATTTTTTTAATAAATTAAATACTGGCATATTTAGCTGTTTGAAATTTAGCTGTACTAATATATTTTTCTTTATCAGTCTTATAAATTTTTGCAATTTCAGGAACTAATGGATCATCTGGATTTGGATCATCAAGCAATGAACATATTGATAATAATACTTTACTAATATCTAATACAGGAGACCACTGATCTTTTAAAATATCTAAACAAATATTACCAGAAGCACTAATATTTGGATGATAAATCTTTGTAATAAATTTTATTTTAGGTGCTTTAAATGGATATTCTGATGGATAATGAATATCTAATTTAAAAATCCCACCTTCATATGGTGATTTAACTGGACCAATTATAGTTGCTTTCCAATTAAATATATCATCATTACATTTACCAGCACTGCAATTTTCTGGCGGATTAGATATCATATTAATCAATTCTCTTTCTAAACGTTTATTTGCCATATTTTTATTTATAATTATTAAATTAATCAAGTTAAATTATTTTAATATCAATTTTATTTTTTAATATTATTAGCATCTTTTTTTTAATATAGACTGAATAAATCCACCAATTACATCTATAAATAGTAAATATGATAAATAATTGTTATATTTTTTAAAATTAATAATAAATATTGAATTTAAAATTAATAACATACATATTATTAGATGAAATTTTCTAGACCACCAAAATCTACCATTTAAATTTTTAGATAATCTTTTTATAGTAAAAAAAGATATTATTATTATTATATATGGAACCCATAATTGATCTTTTAAATAATATATACTCCCTGCTAATAGTAATCTCATGAATATACAAATTGTATAGAATATTTTAATTCTATTTTCAATAGTAGGAGGTATACCTAATTTAATTAAAGCATTTAATGTATCATCATCAATATTTGGACACTTCATAATATATATATATATATATATTTTAATATATAATAAATCTATTAGTATATTTAAAATATTTATTACATATTATTATCTGTTATTTTCATTATTATTAAAAAATAAGCAATTATAAATTAAGTTGATAATTATATTCATATTATTATTCATTAATTATATTTTCAATTACTTATATTACTTAATATTTTTAGATAAAGATTAGTTATAGAATTCACTTTTAAAAAATAATTTTAAAAATGAAAAATTAGTTACATATACTGAAAATTTAACAAAAAAATTAGGTATTTTAAGATATGCTTATGTATATGGTTGGTCTGTATATATACATTGGAAAGAACGTAATATATATACTTGTAAAAGTTTAAATTATAATTGCTATTTGATTATACAAAAGAATTCTTTAATATTACTTTTATAAAAAATTGAATAAATATAAATTTTATAAATTTATTATAATTATTATAATTATATAATTATAATTATGCCTTTATGGTATGGAAAATATGATTTAAAATCATCAATGATATATCATCTTGATAAAAATAAATATAATATAAAATCAAAAAATCAAAAATTAAATAAGAATAAAGATTTTTTAAGTTATTTATTTTATTTATTTTAAATAAATAAATTATCTATTTTTTTATAATCTATATCTTTATTATCTATTTCTTTATTATCTGTATCTTTATCATATATATATATATAATTATGTTTTTTCTCCAATACTAGTATAATTAAGTTTTTTAAATATAGATTTAGTTTTTTATTATAGATTTTTTGATTATCTATTATTTGTTTATAATTATTTAGTAATATTTTTAAATTTAAATAAAAATCACATATTAAAAAGGGAGTTACTATTAAATTCATTCTAGTATTAAAGTATTGTTTATTACTATTAAATATTTTTTCATATGAAAATTTATATTTTATTTTTTGTATTATATCAATTGATAATTCATTTAAAATAGATTTTTTAGATAGCCTATTATTAATACAATAGCAAAATATTAGAAATTTACTATTAAAATATTTATTTATTAATCTATCATTTATACTATTTAAAATAGTATCTAACTTAAAAGAAGGTAAAAATTTATAACCTGTGGAATAAAAATCATATTTTGCATCATTAATATCTAAATCTATTGCTAATTCTATACATTTATTTATTTCTATTTCTATACCATAATTTTTTAAATATTGTTGAAAATCTTTACAATATTCTTTTTCTTTATAATATTCATAATAATCATATGATCCTTGTGTCATTATATACTATCTTATTTTATGTATAAATATATATTCTATTACATTCTATTAAATAAAAACGACAGATGTGCGATTGGTTTGAGAAATTGGATAGAATAGCTAAAGATAGAGAGGAATATGCCAATAATGCAGTTACTTGGATGAAAGATAGTGATTTGTTATCCCCCAACGAAATATACGAGATATTCGTGAGTGAAGAAAGTGATAAAAGTGGTGAGAAGTTGATTGTTGTCGAAATATTTCTGAGTGAAGTCATAAGTATAGCGGATATGTTTACAGACGATCACCGTTTGATATCTATTGAATCACAACAGAGCGTCAAGTATTTGCCATACACAAGCAAATTTTTCTCAGAATATGGTCCTTGTGGAAAAAAGGGAATAATCAACAGTTACATTATCGTAGCAAAAATGTACCTACAGACCATATCCGAGATAATGGTCAATTTCACGTCAGAAACAAGTTTATTGTTTGGTATGGTCCTCTGTGTAGACGCCAAAAACACTTGTATATGGTCCATTGATAGATTTGAGTCTAAAATGGAAGTTTTGTGGTTAAAAATCCATGCGTCTGGTAAATACGCAGATGATCAACAAACGTTAGAAAATGTCTTTATGTTTGGATATACTCCTAATACGGATGTAGCTTCGGAAGAAGACTATTAGAAATAGCTATTGGATATACATTAAAATTTTTATATTTCATCTAAACAATAACCATTATTATTTTATATTTTATTTTTTTATTTTTTTTTTATATAATATTTTATATTATTCTATATCTATCATTAAATCATAAATGAAAATTATATATTTTCTTTTTAATTTTAATTTTAATTTTAATTTTAATTTTAATTTTAATTTTAATTTTAATTTTAATTTTAATTTTAATTTTAATTTTAATTTTAATTTTAATTTTAATTTTAATTTTAATTAATAAATTAAATAAAATTCATAATATCTCTGAATACTTGAATAACCCGCGGAACTTCTCCAACAAATGGAATTAAACCAACTAATTCTATAAAAGCTCCCATAATATCCCCACATATTATAGCAATTACTATACCAATAGCATCTTCTATTATTCCTTCTAATGGAATTAAAGCTAAAGCATTATCTATCAATTCAGCAATATTGCAAATAATACTACCTCCTGTTTTATTGCAACTAAAACTACTTCCTGTTTTATTGCAACTAAAACTACCTCCTGTTTTATTGCAACTAAAACTACCTCCTGTTTTATTGCAACTAAAACTACCTCCTGGTTGAACTACTATATCATTACTAGATTTTAATTGTATTTTTTTAAATTCAAAAAATTTATGTTCATTAATATCATCATCTTTCAATTCAGATATATGTTCAATTATTACTTTAATTAATTTACTAATATTTTGTGCATCATCATTTGTAATAAGTTGTATATGTGTATATTCTTCTTCGAGATCATTAAATAATTTTATTTCTTCATTAATTTTGATAATATGTTCTTTATGTTCTTCGGGCGTTAATTGAGATGATTCTACAGAAAGATGTAATAATTGAGATAAAATTTGTAATCTTTCTTCAATATTTTCTAAATCAGGTAAATTAATACCAGGAACTTTACTAATTAAACCATGAACATCTTCTATTAATTTTATTAATTCATACGAATTAATACTCGGAAAATTTATAGATGTATCTCCTACTCCACCTTTTTTTAATTCTAAATATTTATTTTTATACTTTAAATATTTATTTTTATACATTTTATATATATATATATATATATATAAAAATAAAATAAAATAAAAATATTGAAACTATGTGTATTTTACTTATAGTAGTTTTATTATAATATAAATAATAAAAAATAATATAATTTTTTATTTTTACTTTATTACTAAATTTCATATTTTTCATTTTTGTTTAGAGAAGAAAGAAAAGGGCATTATAATTAATCAATACATCTATTATAATCAAAGTTATTAGATAGATATGGCTTTTTAATTTCTTTACCATTTGGTGTATTAAAATTAATTCCTATTATATTATTTTTTGTTATTTTTGTATTACATACATTAATTGGTTTAATTATTTTTGTATATTTATTAAAATTTATTTTATTTATTTTATTTATTTTATTAAAATCAATTAAACAAGATTTATTTTTTTTATTTTTTAAACAAGTATTTAATAAATATTTTTTTTTTTGATTATTATTAATTTGCTTACATTTATTTATATTTAAATTAATTTGTTTAAATCCTTCTTCTAAATACTCATCATCATTACACTGAATATTATTTTGTAAATTAATAATACCATAATTTGAATATTCATCTAAATATTCATGATTATCTAATTTAGATAATCCTTCTAATGTATATGTTTTAATATTAGGTGTGCTCCAACTTGCGGATGGACCCGAATTATTAAATGGATCATTTGTAGTATGAATTTGTCTTCGTATATATGGTAATTCTGGTGATACATTTGATACTGTAGATTGATTAATTGATTCTGGTGATGATTCTGGTGATGATTCTGGTGATGATTCTGGTGATGATTCTGGTGATAATATATATGGTAATGGTAATGGTGATGGTGTTGATTGTTGTGGAAGTGGTGTTTGTGATATTATTTGTGGAATTAGTGATTCTGGTGGAAGTGGTGTTTGTGATATTATTTGTGGAATTAGTGATTCTGGTGGAAGTGGTGTTTGTGATATTATTTGTGGAATTAGTGATTCTGGTGGAAGTGGTGTTTGTGATATTATTTGTGGAATTAGTGATTCTGGTGGAAGTGGTGTTTGTGGTATTGTTTGTGGAATTAGTGATTCTGGTGGAAGTGGTGTTTGTGGTATTGTTTGTGGAATTAGTGATTCTGGTGGAAGTGGTGTTAATTCTGGTATTGTTTGTATAGTCTGTTGTGTTGGTTCTGATTCTGTTTCTAATTGTGATATTGATTGTGAATTACTTTTTATTGTAACATTAAAACATTTATTTTCAGGATAATCTAATATAAAATAATTATTTGCCCAATCTTTAAAATCTTTATATCCATTTATTGTTTTAGATTCTAAATCTATTAAATTTATATCTGTTTTTTTTGAATCTCTAACCCATATTACAAAATTTTTTAATTTATTTCTACTATTAATCCATCCAGAATTTGCTTCATAATTTGATGAATTACTATAAGCATTTTTAACATGTAATTTCCATTTTTCATTACCATCTTGACTATTTTTAATAATTTCTTGATATATTATCTTCATATTATCTTTACAACGATCATTTTGAAACATAGCAAACTCGTTATAATTTTTCTGATTAAAAAATTCAATAGGTAATCTATATATGTATCTATTAATAATTAATAAAATTAATATAAAATATAATATATATTTTAATTTAATGTTCATATATATATATAT